GGAGGCTAGTGATCTTTCCGGATTACCTGTGTTTTCCCAGAAGTTGCGAATTGTGCCACTAGTGAAAGAGGCCGCGAGGGTGGATGTACTAGGGGGGCTGTCTCCAAACGATATTGAGAAGAATCTACACTTGCCCGAGGAGTGGTTCATGGAAGGCGGAATTATTCGTGCGTTGCGGGTCCAGGGCGAAGGCGTCGCCAAAATGATCGTTGTCCTGGACATCAGCCGCAAGGACCCTGACCAACTGAAGGGGAGTCTCGTCGCGGTGCAAACCTCAAACGGCGTCGAGATTCGCTGGCTCAGCCGGCAGACAGATGGCGTCGATATGCTCTTACCCTTCCATCCGAATCAGCCCTGGAAAAAGCTGCAGAAGAGCGGAGAATATAGTCTCGTGGGCTTTGTGTGTTGTACTATGGGTGACTCGGCGGCTCTGCCGAGGCCGGAGAGCCGGATGCAGTAGCCGGACGGAAAGAAAGGGCAAAATGCAAATTTCAAAAAGTGGCAGATTGTTGGTCTTGTGCTCCATTCTGTTCGGCTCGATTGGGGTTGCGCAGCATCCGACGAAAATCCCTGCATGGAAAGGGGAGCCCAGTTCGTTTTTAGGAATTAAGCTGGGCTCTCCTCTCACTGAATCCATTCCGCTTTGTCCGCCATACTCCCAGTCATGGGTCGATTTTCAAAAGCCATGCGCAGAATCCATCGCTTATTTTTTTGCGATACACAATGTTCCCGACTTTTTCGATATAAATGTCGAGTTGGTGGACGGCAACGTGGGTTCAATCTTTGTGGCTTTCCATCAGGATTCTTTTGACCAAATTTCAGCTGCTCTTGTGGAAAAATATGGACCTCCCAGGTCTAGGACAGTTGAAGATGTTGTTTCTAAAATTGGAGTTCACTACAAGAATTACAAAGCCAGGTGGGTCGGTAGAAGATTATCTCTTCTTTGCGAATCTGTTGGGACCCAGGTAGATCAGGGTAGCATCCATATCTTTACTTCCGAATATCAGAATCAGATGCGATCCAAAGATGAAGATCGAACTGAGCAGCTAAAAAAACGGTTTTAGCCAACGACTGGCGTGGACTTTAGCCGTGCCCGTTTGTGCAGGCGTAACCACTGGCGTATCTTTGGGCTCATGAGTCGAGTCTGGTGCGAGCAAACGCATGGCGAACTGTAAAATCTGCGACAAGCCGGTGGGCATTGGGCTGAACGAGCATGTTTTTTGCCGCCAGGCGGCCGAGCTGCGCCGCGCTCCGGTTCGTGTGCGCCAGCCGCAAACGGCTCCTCTGGCGACCGCGCCGCCGCCGCTGTCCACTCGCGGCATCTTCTGGGCCGTCTTCTTCGGAGTCTCGGCCGCGCTGGCGGTCTTCCATTTCGCTGGCGCATTGTTCGCTTACCTGTTTAAAATGATTCGAGCATAACTCCCATGCCGTGCGGCAACGCTCTTCTTCGCCGTGCCGTATCTCATCTTCCCCTTATAAATCAGCTCTTCCGGATATCTCCCTCCGTTGCGTAGTAGCGCCCTATTCTGTCCACTGATGGCCCCCACTGTTGTTCCCCGAAAGGAGACCAGTGCGGTGCAGCCAGAGCAGAATCCGGCCGGGGAGCCCGCACGCTCCCTGCCCGGATTCGAACAAGGGAGCCGGGCAATGGAATTCAGCAAGGCCGGAATGGAGCTGCTCAAAACGTCGGAGGGCTTCCGGGGCAGAACCTATCTGGACTTGAATGGCCTGGCCACCATCGGTTTTGGCCATCGCCAGATGCATCCCAATAGCTTTCCGGACGGAGTCACCGAACCTCTGGCCGAGCACATCCTTTCTTGCGACGTGGACGACGCAGAAGGAGCGGTGGAGCGGCTGGTGAAAGTTCCGCTGACGCAGGGCCAGTTCGACGCCCTGGTGGACTTTGTCTTCAACCTGGGCGCGGGACGTTTGGAGTCTTCGACCCTGCTGAAAGATTTGAACTCTGGGCTCTATGAAGCGGCCGGGCGTCAACTGCTGACCTGGGACCACGCCGCCGGGCGTGAAATCGCTGCATTGAAGGCGCGGCGCGGGGCGGAATTTGATCTGTGGCGGGGAAGCGCCACATGAGCCTGGGCTCCTACATCCAAAGCCGGAGTTCGGAGTTTACGGCCATCGCCGGACTCCTCGCGGTGGCGGTTGTCGCCAATATGCCGCATCCGTCGAGTTTTGGAAACAACGTCTGGTACGCCTGGTTGTACAACAGCCTGCAAGCCTTTCTGGGAACGCGCCAGCCGCGCCCTTCGACGCCTGAGGTCGTCGCGCCGCCGGCCCCCACCTTTCAACCATCAACCGAGAATTGAGGAGAAACCCATGTCGAACAAAGTCATCACCTGGCTGGAAAAGATCGGGACCGACATCAAGAACGACTTTGCCAAGGCCGAGCCCGTCGCCGAGATTGTGGTGGAAGACGCCGGCAAAGCCGCCGAGCCGTTTATCGCAGCCTACGCTCCGTCGCTGCTGCCGGCTGTCCAGGCAACCCTCACCGCCATCGCCACGGCCCAGGCCGCGGGCGTCAACGCCGCCGCCGGTGCCTCGAACGGCGTGGCCAAGCTGGCTTCGGTGGTCGCGACGGTCGAGCCGATCCTGACTCCCCTGCTGGCCAAGGACGGCATCACCACCAGCACGGCCGGCGTGACCACCTTTGTCAACTCGATGGTGGCGGCTTTGAACGCTTTCACCCCGGCGGCCAGCACGAGCAAGGCAAGCGTCGGCACGAGCCCCGTCCCCGCCTAATATGCGGCAAACGGCTCAACCAAGCCGTTTGCCGCGGACGCAAAGTTCCCCACCCCCTGGCGGATGCTTTAACGGGGCATCCGCCCGCTTTTTGAGGCCGAGATGGACGAGGAAGAGCGAGTCAAGCGGGCATTCGCGAAGAGCTGGGAAAAGTATGGTGCGGTCGATCCCCACACGGGCTTTCTGTGGCGGCTGATTGAAGCCGCGAAGACGCATGAGGACTGGCAGAGCCTGGCTTATCGAATTCAAGCCGATGGAAGTTTGAGGCCATGATGAATCTGGACGTGAAAGCCCAAATCGCCGAGCGTATCGCCGGGGCAGTTTGCCTTTTGGCGGTTGCCGGCAGTGCTGCGTTTTTCGCTTGGGATTCTCACCAGACCCAAGTCACTACGAGGCAAACGGTTCTGGGCGTGACGGCCACGCTGGCCAACGTTAACCGGCCCTGTACGCCAATCAAAGGCCAGCTCCTTACCGTGGATAACGCAAAAGACTGCGGGCTGCTGGCTCAGTCTTCCATCACTCTGAATACGCTGCGCGGCACTTTGGGGCAGGTTGAGGCAGCAGCAAAGAAAAACGGCGCTGTCTCTACTGACTTGCACAACACACAGATTGCCTTGCAGGGGACAGTCAACTCGCTCGGAAAGACTTCCGACGCGCTCACAAGAACGGCCAACGCAGCCACAGAGACGCTCAACGCTGCCACCGACACCCTGGGCGAAGGGGAACGCGCCATCGCCGCCGCGCAACCGCTGCTGGCAGCCTACACGGCCAGTGGTTACGACCTGGACGCCCTGCTCAAGGACCAAAGCATTCACCGGACCATTAACAACGTGGACCGGCTGAGCCTGGCTTTGGCCGGGACCACGGAAAATATGCAGGGCATGACCGGCGACGGCAAGCGGGTGGCTGACGATTTGACCAAGCTGTACTTCACTCCCAAGCCGTGGTGGAGGAAGGCGGGGGCAACGATGTTTGACGGGACCAAGGTCGGCGTCTCGCTCGGCTGCCTTCTGTCCAGGGCTTGCTGATGGAGGGTCTGACGATGGGGAGAATTCGGAGATCGCAGCTTCTGCCCTGGCTCTGGCTGGCGCTGTTCTTCGCCCTGGCTGTCTGGCTGGCCAGTTGTGGAGGCCGGGGCGGCCGGAATCCCTGTTTCGCCTGGGCGGTTCTGGGCTCGTAAGGCGGAGAAAAGGCGAAGATGCGTTTTAAGGGCCTCTGGGGCGTCGCGGACGGCTGGAAGGCTCGGATGTACCTGGAAACGGAATCGGGGGCGTGTAGGGGCTTTATTCTTCCACGTCGGCCCGTTCAGGACTTGAGGCGAGAGGGCAGAGTGACGACATTGGACTTGAGCGGGGTTTCGGTGCCGAAAGTGGGAGTCGAGGCGGGGTTCCGGTTTGGCTGGCTCCGGCATATAGGCATCGTGATGGGCGGGGCCAGCGGGGCGGCTATCGTTCTGGGGGCCTACAACATCATGACCAGCCAGCCGGACCGGGCTTTCGCGCTGCTGCAAGGCTGGGGGCCGGCCTTTCTGATCGCCATCGTGGCCCTGTTTGTGGTCGGCAAGTTCCTGGAAGGCATGACCGCGACCGTCCGGGAGAGTTTCAGCCTGGTGGCCAGCGGGGTGCATTCGAGCGCCGAGGCGAGCGGGCGGACGGCGGATGCGCTGACCCGGCTGGCCGATCACGGCAGCCGCCAGGCCGAGCAGGTGGAGCGGCTGGCCATCTACGCGGCGCAGGAATTTCCGGGCATGTATGAGCGGTTTGATCGGCAGGATGAGACTTTGCAGGATTTGACGAGGTCAGTAAACGCTATCCGGATGAGTCTGGGCAGCGCCGATGGAGGAAGACGCGATGGAAGCGGATCGTAGGCTGATTCAGGCGAGGCGGCGCAGAGGCATCATCCTGAAGCTGGTGAGGGAGGGGCACGAAAACCAGCTTTCGCGGATGGATGACTTCGAGGTGTGGGCCGTGCTGCAGAAGATGGGGCAGACGCTGGGCCGCGACCAGGTGCTCACCCTGCTCCAGGATCTCGCGGTGCTCGATTACCTCGATTTCAAGCGGGCCACCAACGAATTCACCGGCCGCGTGGAGCTGAGCCAGCTCGCGCTCACGGCCACCGGGCTGCGCTTTGTCACCGCGGGCCGCTCCAACGACGACGTGCTTTTCAACTAGGCCCGAGAGACGATGACCAAACCCAGACCCAAAACCGGAGAAGCGCGGAAGTCCAAGCAGCCGCTCAAGATCGACCGCCTGCCGCAGTCTGCGCAGGATGCGATCAAGCAGCTCTATGACCGGGGACGGACCTGGGTGGAGATTTCGGAGCAATCGGCCAGGCCTTACAGCGCCGAATGGGAAAAAGACGGAGGGGGCTTCATCGACTGGGAGCTGGTGGATACCGGCAGCCTGGATCTCTTCCCGGATCTGCGCCTGGCCAAATCCACACTGCAGCGCTGGTTTGACCTGCGCGTGGCCCAGGTGCGAGCTCAAGTGCTGGCGGAAAGCGCCAAGGCTCGCGAATGGGCCGGGGCTTTCGCCGGGAATGATCTGCCCGAGTCCAACGCGGCCGTGATGAACGCCATGCGCGACCAGGTCTTCACGCTGATGCAGAAGGTAGGGCCGGGCGACCAGGCGAAGTTCCTGGAGGGCCTGAACCTGCTTTCGCTCACCATGTCGCGTTTGCAGAGAGTGGAGCTGCAAGCCAAGCGCGTGGAAGTGGATGCGCGCAAGCTGCGCGTGCTGGAAGAGCGCGAGACTCTCCAACGCCAGAAGCTGGAAGCCGAAACCGAGGGCGCGGCCAAGAAGCTGCAAAAGGGCGAACTGACCGTCGCCGACATCAACCGCCTGCGTGAGAGGGTCTTCGGGCTGCCGCCGGTCGAGAATCCGGCGGCTCCTCATGCCTGAAATCAAACTTCCTCCCGTCATTCAGCTTCGCCCTTACCAGCAGCGCTGGGTGGACGATCACACCCGCTTCAAGTGCGCCGTGAAATCGGCCCGCATCGGCTTCAGCTACGCCACCGGCCTGGAGGCGATCTTCGATTGCCTGGAACACGCCAACGCCACCTGGACGGTGCTCAGCGCCTCGAAGGCGCAGTCTACCGAGTTCATTGAGACCTGCCAGAAGAACCTGGAGCTGATGGGTGGCACGGCCCGGATGTACGCCGACGAAGACTTCATCGACGTTTTCGGGCGCATCGAGGGTATTCAGCAGCGCATCACCTTCCCCAATGGCAGCCGCATCATCGCTCTGCCCGCCAACCCGCGCACGGCGCGCGGCTACCCCGGCAACGCCATTCTTGACGAGTTCGCGCATCACGAAGACAGCTACGCGATCTTCGCGGCCGTCTTCCGCCAGGTGGCGCTGGGGCACAAACTGCGCGTGCTCTCGACGCCCAACGGCGAACAGGGCAAGTTCCACGACATCGCCCGCCAGCTCGGGCTCGACCTGGGCGTGGCGCCATCGCAATTGCCGGTGAAGGTGGACGGCTGGAGCGGCCATTGGGTGGATGTGCACCTGGCCGTGGCCGAGGGCTGTCCGATCAACATCGAGGAGATGCGCCGCGGCCTGAACGACGACGACACCTGGAATCAGGAGTTCTGCTGTATCTTCCTCAAGTCCACCGGGGCCTGGCTGACGCTGGACCTGATCTCGGCCTGCGAAGATGCTGGGGCGACGATCGATCTTCCTCCCGACTTCCACCCGCGCGGATCACTCTACAGCGGCATCGATGTGGGCCGGGATCACGACGCCACCTGCCTCTGGCTCGACGAGAAGATTGGCGACGTGGCCTGGACCCGCGCGGTCATCAAGCTGCACGCCATGAGCTTCCCCGAACAGTGCAAAAGGCTGAATCCGATTGTGCGCATGACTTCGCGGAGTGCCATCGACAAGACGGGCATGGGCGTGGGCCTCTTCGACTTGCTGAATCTGGAGAACGAGGGCCGGTTGATGGGCGTCAGCTTCGGCGGTTCGAACGATGATGGCGTGAAGATGAAGACCGACCTGGCCATCCGCATCAAGAAGCGCCTGGAGCAGCAGCGCAGCCGCCTTCCCTACGATCTGCAGATTCGCGCCGAACTCCAGGCCATCAAGCGCCAGGCGACGCCCAGCGGCGTCACCTTCGACGCGCCGCGCATCGAGGTGGACACGGCCGTGGCTGGCGGCGTGAAGAAGAAGCTCTTTGCCCATGCTGATGCTTTCTGGGCCAAGGCGCTGGCGGACCTGGCTGGAGACGGCGGCGCATGCCTGCTCTCCGGGGTTCAGACTCCGGACACGCCCACGTCTTATTCGCAAATGAAGGGGTACCTCTGATGGCCGACGAAAAGATTCCCGCCGTTCCGCCGCTGCCGCCCAAGGGCGAGATGATTCCGGCGTCCAGCTCCTACCTCGCGCAGATCTCGCTCTACCGCAACACTCTGGCCTTTGGCGGCACGCGCAATCCCACGGCGATCTGGGCGGCGATGATGTACAACCAGCCGGAGACGATGGCCTACTACCGCGAGCTGGAGGACAAGGACGAGGATGTGGCCAATTGCCTGGACACGCTCAAGCTCTCGGTGCTGGAGCGCGACCGCAGCGTTTACCCCGCGCCGCGCGATGAATCGCCTCTGGCCCAGGAAGTGAAGGAGTTCGTCGAGGGGGAGCTGGGCAAGCTGGACTTCCACGCGGTGCTGGATTGCGTGCTCGACGCGCCCGGCTACGGCTTCAGCGTGCAGGAGATGATCTTCGATACCTCGATGGGGCAGGCATCGCTCGTGGACATCAGCGATTGCCCCCAGGAGCTTTTCCTCTTTGGCGACCGCTTCTATCCGCAAGTCGGGCCGCTGCAACTGCTCGACAATCCCTGGGCCTCGACAGGCCAGCTTGTTCCCGAGCAGAAGTTCTTGATCTTCAGCTATCGCAAGCGCAGCCGCAACCGGATGGGACGGCCGCTGCTCAAGGCTGTCTTCTGGCCGAGCTGGTTCAAGCGCAACATCCAGCGCCTTTGGATGCAGTACGCCGAGAAGGGGCCAGGCACGGCCGTAGTGCACTACAACGACCCGGACAATGCCTCCGAGCGCCAGCAGGCGGTGAACATCGCCCAGGCCATCATCGACAACGTGGCCGTCGCGGTGCCCAAAGGCTTCGAGTACGACCAGGAGCTTCTCAAGATCGCGCGCAGTCAGAATCCGGAGGTCTACGAGCACTTCTACCAGGCGATGCAGTACTCCATCGCCAGGAGAACCATGGGCGAGACGCTGACAAGCTTCGGGAATGAAGGCGGCGGCGGATCAAGAGCCCAGGGCCAGACCCACGCCGATACGCTGGACAAACGCTCCGTCGAGCTCTGCCGCAGCTTGCAGTCCGTCATCAACCAGCAGCTCGTGAAGCCCCTTGTGCTCTGGAACTACGGGCCTCAGGCGCCGATGCCGTTCTGGGGATTTGACCTGGAAGAGGCTGAGGATCTCCAACTCGCGCTGACGATTGACTCCGGCTTGCAGCGCATGGGCAAGAAATTCACGGTTGGCTACGTTTCAGATCGCTATGACCGGCCGTTGACTCCGGGCGAGACGGAAGATCAGGAGATGGTGCCCAACGCGACCGCGCCTTCCGTCGCCCTTACGGATCGCTCCACCACGACCTTCTCCGAACCACAGGTCGAGACCGCCATGCGCGCGGAGATGGCGCAGTACGACAAGCTCTTTGGGCAGTTGCAAACGGAGGCGGAAGGCCTCTTCAAAGAGCGTGTGCGGGAGATCGCGGCGGTAACCAGGCCGGACGGTGGCCAGTAGAGTGGCTGTCCGCTTCCATTCGACGCCGCGCGATCACGCGGTGCAGACGCGCCTGGGCGATCTGCTGGCGAATCATCTGGCCGCAGCCAACCTGATGGGACGGCTGCACATCGTCGGAGTGGGCCTGAAAAAGGCGCGGCGCCCGGTGCGCCTGGCCACCAGCTCGCGGCTGGTGCGCTTCGCGGAGGACGACGCCCAGGGCGATACCTTCAACGCGGGATTCAGCTTCGATGTGCCGGCCGAAGGCGCTATCAGCTATTTGCGCAATCTGACGCCGGTGACGCGGGATGTCTTCGACGGGCTCACCCGGCAGTACCGGCAAGATGCTTTCACGGTGGCGGGTGTCAGCGACCAGCGGTTGATCGCGAAGATCCGCGACGTGCTCTCCGACACGCTGGCCAAGGGTGGCACCCCGGCCGATTTCCGAAGCTCCGTAGATGAATTGACCTCTGAAGCCGGGGTGCAGCAGCTGGCGGCCTTCGAGCTGGATACCGTTTTCCAGACCAACGTGGGGAAAGCCTATTCGGCTGGGCGCCTGGAGCAGATGCGCGAGCCCGGCCTGATGGATGCCCTGCCCTTCTGGCAGTACTGGACGGCTGGCGACCTGCGCGTCCGGCCGGCGCACGCGGCGCTGGATGGCTTCTGCGCGCGAGCTATCGATCCGGTGTGGATGAAGATTTATCCCCCCAGCGGTTACAATTGCCGGTGTGCCGTGATTCCGGTATTGCCTGAGGACGCGCCACCAGGAAGCGATGAAGGCGGACTGGAACGGCTGCCGCTTCTGGCCCGTCTTGGAGTGCCTCAGCCCGGCTTCCACACACTTACATCTTAGTAAGTATCGCAGTTATCGCGGCTGTTTCTTCTCTCTCTCCGAGTGGCTTAGTCTCCTTGTAAGTTGGGTGCATGGCCAATGCACTCACGAAGACAGTAGACGGCAAGCCGCTGACGGCGGATCAATTTGCCTACGTGGGAGACCCCAAGAATATCGAGTCCTGGCATCTGCCGCTGGACACGCACCAGCACGTCAATTCCGCGCTGGACATGTTCGCCCACACCGATCTGCCATCGAGCGCCAAAGGGCCGACAGCGCGCAAGATCGCGGCCAAGGCCAAAGAAGAGAATCTCGACACTACGGATTTTGTGAAGAATCACCTCCCTCAGACCTTCGCCGAGGCCGCTTCGCCGTGGATTGAAGTCTTCCGCGCGGGCGATTACCGCGACAAGGGCAAGGGGCTGATTACCCGCGCCGATCTCGATCGCGTGGTGCGCAACTACGATCCCACTTATCACGAGGCCCCAGTCACCATCGGCCATCCCAGCAACGACAAACCGGCCTTCGGCTGGATCGAGCGCCTGGCGGTGGACGGCGATACGCTGCTGGCCAAAGAAAAACAAGTTGACCCGCAATTCCATGAGGCGCGCAAGGCGGGGCGCTACAAGAAGCGGTCGGCCGCGTTCTACCAGGACGCATCCGGCCAGATCACCAGTCTGCGCCACGTCGCCTATCTGGGCGCGGCGCCGCCCGAGGTGAAGGGTTTGCAGGACGTCGCATTCGACGATCACGGGCTGGAGTTCATTGAGGTGGACTTCGGGGAGGATGAACCAGTGGCAGGAGAAACGAAAACCGTAGCCGAGCAGATCAAAGCCTTCTTTGCGGAGGCTTTCGGCTCGAACGTTCAGCCGAAGACCTTCAGCGAGGACGATCTGAAGAGTATCACCGGAGAAGCCCTGGCCAACGCGGCAAAGGCCTTCGACGCGAAGGTTATCGCTTTGCAATCGGAGCTGGCCACGCAGACCGCGAAGTTTACCGAACGCGAGAAGCTCATCGCCGGCGGCGAAGTGAAGCAGCGCGCTGTGGAAGCGGCCGCCCGGCTCAAGACGGCGGGCAAGTGGCTCCCGGCCTTCGACAAGATGGGCCTCGGCCTGGTCTTCGACGAGCTGGCCAAGTCCACCGCGACCGTGGAGTTTGGCGAGGGCGACGCGAAAAAGAGCGTCACGCCGCTGGAAACCCTGGTGCTCTTCCTGGAAGGCTTGCCGAAGATCGTCCCGTCGGGGCGCGTCTTTGAAGCCGCGGCTCATGCTCGCGGCGGCAACAGCAGCGGCGATCCGCTGACCGATGCGGCCCGCGTTCGGCAGAAGGAAAAGAAGATCACCTTCAGCGAGGCGCTGGACGAAGTCGCGGCGGAGCAGCCGGAGCTGGCCGTTGCCGGCAGAACCACCGCTGGCTCGATCTAAGCGTAATCGCGTTACTGCATTTTAACGAGTGGGCGCGCCGGACCAGCGAAGTACCGCGGCCGGTGCGCACCAAACCTCAGACTTTGACAGCCCCGAGGAGGGCACATGGCGAACATCAACACTGAAAGCAAGGGTCCGAAGGGCGTAAACATCGAGGAAAGCCTCATCCCCTCCGGCTCTTCGGGCTACGCGCGCGGCCTGGCCGTGACCTATGGGACCGATCCCTATCACGCTTTGCTGAATACCACGCCGGCCAGCGCCTGCGTGGGCCTCATCGCGGAAGACGCGGTCGCCACTACCGAGGCTATCAGCGTAATCGAATTCGGCCAGACGGTGGCTCAGGTAGGCGGAGCGGTCACAGCTTTGCAGCCCTTGACCAACAACGCCGCCGGGCAGCTTGTGCCCGCTACCGCCGGTCAGCCGGTCATAGCCGTCGCCCTCGAAGGGACTTCGACGGCCGGGGATTACATCTGCGTCTTCGTCGTCGGGCTGGGCGCTTTCGCGCTTCCCGCCAGCGATGCCGTCACGCATCTCACCGGCGCCGGAGCAATCCCCGTTGTGGGTGGCACCTATGGCATCGGCAGCGCTGCAGCGCTGGCCATGACCCTGCTTCCGCCCGCCGCGGCGAACGCGCAGGACGGCACCCGGCTCTTCATCGTCGCCGAGACGGCCCACGCGCATACCATCTCGGTGAAAACCGCTGGCGGCGTCAAGGTGGCAAATTCCATCAATGGAGCCGGTGACACCGTGACCTTTGCGGCGATCGGCGACTGCGTGGAACTGGAGGCGGTAGGCGGCATCTGGGTGGTGCGCAGCCTGGTGGGCGGCGCGGCGGTCAGCGAGGTTTAACCTTTCCCGCCGGGCGCTCGGCTGATGGTCGAGCGCCCGGCGGCGCAATTCAAGCACGAACTGCCGCAAGCGCGGCTGGAGGAAGTAAATGGGCGGTTACGTTGGAACCATGCCGGCCGGGGCTCTGAATGTGGCGTTGGCGAACTTCGCCAAGGAGTTCCGCAACAATGCGTTGGTGGGCGACATCTTTGCTCCGCGCGTGCCCGTGGTCAGGCAGGCATTTCAGTATGTCGTCTGGAATCGCGACGATTTCAAACTGCCGGGCAGCACGTTGCGCGCCCCCGGCGGCAGGCCGCAGTCTGTGCGCCGCAGCTATTCGACGGCGCCGTACATGGCGACCTCTCACGCGCTGGAAGGCGACGTCCCCTTCGAAAGCGAGAGCTACGGCCTGGGCCTGGGCTTCTCGACGCGCAAGCAGCTCACCAAGCAGATCATCTCGCAGATCAACCTCGACCGCGAAGTGGCGATCTCCAAGCTGCTGTTGAGCGAGTTGAACTTTCCCAACTTCATCGATCTCAGCGCCGGAACCAATAACCAGTGGGACAAGTATCCCGCTGTGCCTGGCGCCGGGACGGACGGCTCTCACCCCATCGTGCAGATCGAGGCGGCCAAGGCCATCCTTCGCCAGGCGGGCGTGCAGGATGCCGACATGGGCCTGCTCCTGAGCGATCCGGTGGTGGTCGCCTTGCAGAATCATCCGGACATCATCAATCGCTTCAAGTACACCAGCCCTGGCTCGATCTCTCTCGATCAGCTCTCGCAGGTTTTCCGCGTCAAGTGCATCCAGGGCAGCGCCATCCTGCTCAACCGGCAGAATGCGGCTTCCTGGGTCTGGGGCAGCAACGCCTTCCTGGGCTACGCGCAGGCCGCGCCCACTCAGGACGATGTTTCCTGCGCCAAGACCTTCGTCTGGACCGGCGGAACGGACGGGAACGGCGCCACCATTGCCGCGCCTCCCTCGACCGTGGACGGCTACGGCGTTCTGGAATGGATCGAGCCTCACCTGTCCGAAAAGAAGTACTGGCAGTCGGTGGATTGGTACTACGATATCCGCGCGACGGCCTCGGAGACGGGCATTCCCCTGCTCAACGCGCTGAGCGTCGCTCCTGTCATGGGCACGATCCCCGGCGACATCGAGGGCTGAGTAGCACCGTAAACCCCAGCGGGTGCGTCCAACCAGGCGCGCCCGCTCCCAACCTCTATTCGGAGTTGGATCATGGCATCCAAGAAAAAAGCAATTGAAGAAGACTCTCCGGCCGGGACTGCCAGCTATCGCATCCTCGCGGGCTTCATTTTCGATCACTGCATTTACATCCGCGGATCCAAAGCTCCTTTTTCCGAGCACAGCGCCGCGGGACTGCTCAAGCGCGGATTGATTGAACCCGCGGTGGATGGCGAATAACCATGGCCTACGCGACCCAAGCCGACCTGGTCCCTCTTCGCCTGACGACGAAGGACCTGACCGAGCTCACTGACGATGACAATACCGGCACGATCAATGCCGCGATTGTCACGGCGGCGCTCGAAGAGGCGTCGGGCCGCGTGGAAAGCTACTGCCGCCAGCGTTACGTCA